TTATTTCTGATTTTCAGAATATGGCTTCAGAATATGAAGCGCTTCCAGCTCAGCCCCAACCACCGGAACCACAGCGATTTTCCTGTCATATCGCGCCGTCTGTTCGACATTCTTGTGACCCGAAATCGCCCGCTTCTCGTAAATATCAACGTTCAAATCTGAAACTCCTTTTGCCTTCAGATCATGAAACGTAAAATTGAAATCAATGTCAGGGAATTTCTCCTTTGCTTCCTGCTTAAGTTTCCTCCATCTGGCATTAAAACCATCTCTCGTATAACCGGCACCGGAAGGCTGGTGGATGATAAAAATACTGCTCATTCCTTTATTCAGTGGTAATGACTCTGCCAGGGCGATGACAGAACGGAGCCTTTCACTCCAGCCTTTTATCTGAGCAACTGAAGTCTTGCTTTGCTTGATCAATATCCCTTGCTCGACAAGCTGGGTTTTCTTCATTGAGAGAACGTCAGCCTGACGTGCCAGACATAAATAGGCTAGCTCCATGGCTATCTTCTCAACAGGCGAAGCGAGGCTATACAAGGCTGCATATTCCTCATGTGTTACATAACGGTCACGTGACTTCTCTTTGTACTGTTTTACTCCTTTCGTAGGATTTCCCTTCACCAGTCCACGCTCATATCCCCAACGAAAGACACGTGAAATAAACGCCTTTTCACGGTTGGCCTGAACACGGCTTTTCAAGCCGCGCTTGTCCATATATTTTCTGATGTGTTCCGGTTTGATTGAATCAGGAGGCATCTTCCCAAAGACGGCCAAAACTTTAACCGAATATTTTCGGTAGTCTTTTTGCGTTTCTTTGGCTAATTCAAAAAAGTCTGGAGAGTTAAAAAAGGATTCTGCAAGGCCTTCGAATGCATCTTCACGCTTACGTTCGTTAATAAGTGCTTCGTATGCTATCCAGACCTGAGCCTTAGTGCTGTCAATGTCGCATAGCCTGACTGTGCCGCCGTTTTTAGGCTTGAATTCGTAAGCAGAACGGCCCCGATAAACGCGGGGCGGCAACCAGTTATCTTCCTTGTTCTGTCTGACTCTTGCCATCAGTCTAACGCTCCAAAATCTGGCTCATTCATATAATTAGTGGTCTGCTTACGCGATGCCAGTGGATCATTGAAGTGCTGCCATGTGGTTCGCGGTCTGCCATCCCTTCGCACCATAAAAAATATTCCTGCATTTTTAAGACACTGGCATTGCTTTGAAGGCGTTTTATAGCCTGTCAGTTGTTCAATGTCGGCATCGGAAATAATTTCGTTATTGCTCTGATTCATACCCCACACACTCCCGCTGCAACAGGTTTGAAAAGCCGTGACAGGTCACGGCGCTATAACCAATTTAATTTCATGCCAGCCAAGGCGAACCCAACAGGCTGACTCTTCTTTCAGTGGGCAATCCTGCACAGGCAGGCAATCACCACACTTACCGCACTGGCGCTTACTCATCGATTTGATCCGGCTACGGACACGCGCATCGTCCTGGCGAATAAGCAGAGCGATATACTCTGCCATTTCGTAGGGCTCACGACCTGGACGGCGGTCGGCACAGTTCTTCTCCAGCATCGCCAGTTCCTGCTCATCGAGAACAATTTCCAGCTTTCTGACACCTGCAGCGGCCTGCCTGGCTCGCTGCTCTGCTTTGCGTTCGGCGGGGGATTTAGGCATTGTTCACCCCAACCCAATCATTTTCGTCTGCTCAGATGAACCGTCTACCCCGTGATAAACCTTCGCCTTTGAACCTTCCCTGTATCCCATGTAAGCAGCATAAGAATTGTCATCACCGTTTGATCTGCGACTTTTTGCTTCTCCCACGCCATCCTCTGCGATTTTCTTTGCATAAGAAGACATCTTTAATTCTTGCTCTTCACTGATCGCCATTTTCTTTACTGCGTGATACGCACCTGAAGCCCAACCTTTGCAGAATTCATCAGCTAATTTGGCTTTTCGTTTAGGCATGAATCTGCCGCAGTGGTCATTTAGAAATTGTTTTCTCGCTTGTTTTATCTGGCGTGTCAGAACATCAAAAATGTATGCAGCGGCCACATCTCGCCCATCCAGACCATAAAACTTAACTACGCGTTTGTAGTTATGACTTGCTGTTAAACGCCAACTTACAAGGCACTTTACTGCGAAAGCTTTCTCGATAGTCATGGCGAGGATTGCCATGTACTCAGGCAGCTTCTCAGCATTGCTCGGTGAGCTTTTGCTTACGCTGGTTGAAATTTCAGAGAAAACAACCTGCGTCTCACTTAACCCGTGCTCTTTCATAAACGCCTGAGCTTTGGAAAGAGCGTTAGCAGCTTCAGCAGGGCTACTGGTGTTTTCTGCCAGTCGCATCAGCTTCTGAATTTTCGCTAAATATTTTTTCTTAGCCGCATCATTCATGACTGGCCCTCCACGCGCTGATTCCAGGCCTTTGCCGCCAATTCTAGCTTTTCGCGACCTACCATCTGCGCAGACTGCGCATCGCAATTGTGACATCTGACAATTGCAGAGCGCTCCGGGCAGTCATCTTCATATTGAGCGAATACCTCAACATTTTTTGAACCGCAGAACGGGCACGGTTTTAAAGTGATTGTGCTCATGCTTCACCTTCCACGCGCTTAAACTCAATGACCCAAACGAAAGGGTTAGCCTGCCAGCTTTCCTCGCCGTAGATAGAGCGCCACAGGGTACGGAAACCGAGGAAGTGCTTATCACCGATAACACAACACTCAGTAGGCGCACCTTCAGCCCTCGCATCTTCTTCACTAATGCATTTCAGGCGCTCCACACGAACGCCGGTAATCTCCAGCGTTATGCGGGAAGCCCAGCGCGGCATGTGGATTGATGGACGCCAGCGACCTTCTTTCGGCCAATCGTCTGGAGTGGTGGCACGATAAGCAATATCGTGGGTATCCTGGTCAATGTTGTATCGCGCCCACGTCTCACGCACCCACAGGCGATCACCTACTGCACCGAACGGGCACCATTCTCGGTAGTAACTTTGGCTGTTTTCATGCTGGTGGCCGAACTCAAGCGGGTAGCATTCACCGATACTGGCAGCGGCATCGATCATCTTCAGTTGGCGCGGCGTCAAAATACGGCGCGTCTGTGTCTTCCTGCCGTCCAGAACTGCACGAACCATTTCGGCGTTTAAGAGGATTGGTCGCTCTTTCATTTGGCACCCGCCTTATCCGCAGTGTCATGGGTGCCGGAGCCAATGGGCTCAACGAATTCGCTAATGTTGGCGCTGCCTTCTTCTGGATATTCAGCAGTAGTAATGTTCAGACCGTAGGTTTTTGTGCCGTCATCATTTTCAATATGGCCAACCCATAAAATGACGTCAGTGAATTCACCAAATTGGCCGTCGCCGTCACCGCCGTGGAAGCAAATGGACTCCATTGCATCAGCAGAAATGTGCATTTGCTGGGGCACGAGGATATATCCTTTAGGGATAACCTCAGCCCGCACCGAGTTCAGGTAAGCGTCGGTGGCTGGTGTTTCTACGGATAGATAGACAGGCTTTTCGCCAAAAACATTATTTGGCATAAGGCTACCAACGCGCCCATTGGCAACATCTGCTACGTCAGCATCCTTCACATATCCGATTGGATTTTTACATTTAAGAGCCGCATTCTCCGCCGCCATCGCATCCAGCTTCTGCTGCAACTCATCACCACGGACGATGGAACAATCCAGGCGAGCAGAAAGGGCAGAGACAAGTTTTGCGATTTCAGTAAGTGGCATATCAGCATCAAGTGCTTTAGCGAACTGATGACCGGCCTCAACAAGCTCTTTGTTTGATTTATTCGATAACATGCTGGTGGCCCTCAGTGAAAAACGATGTTGCAGTTAAGGCGCTCAGCTTCGTTCTGCGCCTTGATTGGATTTTTAATAACGGTACCGTCAGGCATCAGCCAGCCATTGAGCAGATGGCTATAGGGCAGGGTGATACGGCCAACGGTGATAGGGTCGTCAGGCTTGTGCATCTAGATACCCCGCTTTAGCTTTATCAAATTCACTACCAACAATTTCTACAGCGCCAAATCCCTCTTTTGGCTTCGCGGTGGTAGAAACATAAACTGCATCGTTGAAAGGGAAATATGAGATTCCGCAGAACAAAAGCATCCCCCAATCAAAGCCGATAGCTTTGTAAAACTCGTCGCAATTGACTTTGTTTTTTGGGAAGTGCGTTTTCCACATTTCATGGAGGGCTTTATATTCCTCAACCATCCCTTTGGGGGCCCTTGATTTGGGTCGGCAAGCAAAACCTTTAAAGCTGGTAGGTTTGGTCCACAGTTCAGGGTTTACATAAAATCCATCTTCAAAACGAACACCATGAAAACGAGAGCTGTTTATGTCATTGCTGTAAACAGCTTTCGCGTTGAACAAGGCAGCAAATTTGTCGCCTTCTTCGCACATTTGCTTTTCTTCTGAGTGAAGCTTTGCCAGTGCGGCAAGTGCTTCAGTATTCGAATATTTGAAGTAGCTCATTAACGTCTCCACACACGATTTTTTGTTGCACTAATCCCTTGCCGTAGATGGCAATAAAACTTTTGGGATTTAGTTAATTGGCTGCTGGGTTACTGCAACAACCCAGAGCCGGGCCTCCACACTTGAAGGTTGTTGTGACATGTCACAACGAAGAGAACAATCAGCGCCTCTGTGGCGCGGCCTTATGCGCCCGCCAAATGCTCTCATCGTTATGGTCAACGTGTGCGTTTTTTGAATAAAGTCTCAGCATCCAGGCGAGTCATATCTTTCTCGACGTAACGCCATGTAATTTTGATTCCGCCCTTTACATGACGGCAATAGTTTTCACACTTGCGCCAGACAGAGAAAGTATTGTTTTTTGTGTCTTTAACTAACTGATAATCAGTCCCGCGCTTGTTGGTTTTCTTTTCGATCTGTACGTATTGAGTCATATATAAACCTCGAAACTAAAAAGTGCGGTTAAACCGGGTGAACATTACCTTCGCTCTCCTTATGGGATGAAAGCCCCGAAGTAACCGCCAAGTACAACAAACTCTCTTTCCTGACATTCACAGCTACTACATCTCCGAAACAGCATCAAATTAAACATCCTGTGTTTAATCTAAGTTAACTTAGATTTAAGGTCAAGAAAAAAGCCTAAAATTATTTAGGCTTCTTCATGGCTGCTTTCTAACTTAGCGCCGCATCAATCTTCTATGCTCTACCAAAACCCCGATAATGTTTATCTTTTCTTTGTCTGAACTTCTAATCGCAAAATCGTCGTTTAATGGGACCAACTCAAAAATTTCATTGCCTTCTTGATTGACTCCACGAGCCCTGTACTTTTTAAAAGTAGCTTCATCTTCGCCGTTTTTAGCGACAACGTAATCGCCAGGTTGAGGTCTCAGATCTGGATCGACAAGGATAAGGTCACCCTCAACAAACTCAGGCTCCATCGACTTTCCTTTAATTTTCAGAGCGAAGGTGCTACTTGAAAAATTACCGGTACTAAGCACGTAATCAATATTCCCTTCTAGATTCCGCGCATCACTCTCAGGGCTCCATTGTCCGGCCTGTACATAACTTATGACCGGTACCTTGAGAGCTCCGACAGGTGCTGCAGCAACGTTGGATTCATCTTCTTTACCGTACAACAGATAAGCTTCGCTTACACCTAGGTAAGAGGCCAGTTTAGAAAGTGATTTACCCCCCGGTGTGTTTAGATCACGTTCCCAGTACCCCACCGTGACGTCAGAAACACCCACCGCCTTTCCAAGCTGGCCTTGAGTTAACTTTCGTTCTCGTCTTAGCGCTCTTAAACGCCCGCCTAATGAACTCACCACCATCCCCTAAGAAATTTTAACTAAGTTATCTTAGTTTTTATTGACCAAAGTAAAATTAGAAAATACTATCTAAGTAATCTTAGGGAGGTAGGTATGACAACAACTGATTTAGAGAATTACTTCGGCTCGCCAAATAAGGCAGCAGCTTTCTTTAGCGTTTCACCAGAAGCTTTTTATCAATGGCGTAAACGTCCCGGTGGCTTAATTCCCAAAGGTCGTGCAACTGAAGCGGCTTTGCGCACCAAAGGAAAGCTTAAATTTGACCCATCCCTTTATGGGAAGACTACTGATTCGTCAGATAAGTCGTAACTACCCAAGGATAAAAAAAATGGTAGACACAATTAATCAGGCAGTACGCCAGATGTGTAAGGCACATAAGCACGGTCGCTTAGGAATGGCTGCTGATTTAGGCATGAGTATCGATCAGTTCCACAACCACCTTTACAAGAAGTGCGGCAGTCGCTTTTTCACCCTGGATGAGCTGATGAAAATGGAAGTACTGACTGGTACCCATTGCGTAGCGGAGTTCATGGCCGTTCGTCATGGAATGCTGCTGGTGGACATCAAGGCCGCACGTGATATGGACAAGGTTGATTTGTTCGACACCCAGATGAAAGCCAAGGCCGCAGAAGGTGAACTTGCAACAGCCCAGCTTGCAGCTATGGCAGATGGAGTAATCGACCATCACGAGAGCAAAACACTGTCAGCGCTTTTCCGCAAAAAACTCACTCATCAGGTTCACGGATTCTTTGGGCTCATTGCGCTCTTCAGTGCAGGCACAGCAGATCACGCTGTGGACATGTTCGTATCAACCGGGAGGAAGGCAGATGTCGCCGGAATGCAGTTCGAAGCGCAGGACATTTGAAGTGATTACAGATTTATCAGGGGTCATAAAAGGTGAACGCCCCGGGTTGCAGCCTAGGGCGTTCGGTGCGAGTAAATCAACGTGTGTGGAGACTCATCGCATGAGCATTGTAAATCAGAAACCGTTGTCAGGGCAATTCCGCTTCCGTTTTCAGGCTGGCGTCCCTGTCTATGAGCAAATCATACCTACAGCGGATAAGGCCCACAACTACCAGTGCGTGCCGCGTTTGGTAGTCGAATCAGCCTGGGCAGAGTTTTATCGTCGTCCCGCAGATGCCGGGGTGAACCATGGAAACTGAAATCATCAAGCCATGGGTAGAACGCTACATCGACAATCGCGGTGTTTCGGTCACAACTGTTGGCGTTGATACGGTTAATCACCGTGTGATCTTCCGCCGCCCCAATTATCCCCATGATTGCATGCTGCCGCGTGTGCTGTTCAGTCAGAAGTTCAGGAAGGTATCACCATGAGTTTATTGCTTAAGGTCAAGCCGCTTGTGGTGAGCCCTGAGCTTGCCAGCCGCATTGGCCTCAATGAAGCCATAGTGCTTCAACAGATTTGCTATTGGCTGGAAGACACCACATCTGGCGTCGAATATGAAGGGAAGCGCTGGGTTTATAACACTATCGATGAATGGACAAATCAGTTTCCCTTCTGGTCATCTGACACTGTTAAGCGTGCCCTTACGTCGCTTAAAAAGCGTGACATGATTTTCGTCGAGCAGCTGAAAAAAACTCAGCACGATCGGACTAATTATTACGCAATTAACCACGCAAACCCTTTATTGACCGATGAGGGCAATTTGCACTCATCGAAGAATGCAAATTGCACTAATCGAATGGGGCAACCTGCACCAATCGAACAGGGCAACATGCCCTCATCCATCGGGGCAAATTGCCCTCATCTTACAGAGAATACAACAGAGAATACTACAGAGATTACAGGTAAAGACTCTTGTCCGGTTTCTGCGAAACCCGACAGTGATTCTTCCGAGGATGCTTTCCGTGTTCTTGAGCATCTTAATCGCGCAGCTGGATTGCGTTATCAGAAATCGAAATCGTCGCTTGGTCCTATCCGTGGTCGCCTTAGTGAAGATTTCAGCGCTGATGAGCTGATCCTTACAGTGGATTACACCATTGCCAAGTGGTCTGAAGACCCGAAGATGAGCGAGTTCGTTCGGCCAGAAACCATTTTCCGTCCTGGAAAGTTTCCCGGTTATCTGAGTTCTGCCCAGAAGTGGGACCGCGCCGGGCGCCCGCCATGCATCAACGGTAAGTGGATGCGTGACGTAACCGCTTTGCCACCAGTAGACAGCCAGACGCCTCCGGGCTTCCGTGGCGCTTAAGGGGGATTCATGGACAACGCCGAAATTATTCTTGAATGCCTCTGCACTCACGGTGGGATGAGCATGAAGCGCATCAGCGAAAAGACAGGCATTAAGTACGCAACTGCCCGCGATGCGGTTTTTCAGATGTGCGAGCAGCTCATCCTGATTCGCAATCAGAAGTGGCTGTTTACGGTAAACACCGCACCACGGCCTGAAGAGAACGGTGACTATCTCAAAGCCGTTCAGACAGCGACTGAGCTTGAGAGCAAGGGCCTGTGGCTTCGCGCAAGCCATAACTGGTTGAACGCCATGATGACAGCCACCTTTGAGCACAACCGGCAGGTTGCAAAAGTCAAAAGCGATAAGTGCGCGGCCAGAGGCGCTATACGCTGCAGCAGCTATAGCGGCATCAACAGCGGGAAAGTCAGCGATTACTGGCAGTGGGAGGTTCACCGATGAAACCAGCCCTTAAGCGCCACTTTGAAGAATACGAATATTTCTACAGGTCATTGCCGGAAGTGCTGGTGATCATCCTGTTACTGATTATCTATCTGGTCTGGGAGTTACACACAGCATGAGCACCTTATCACTGGTTTACAAAGACAAAGACGAAAAAGGCACCAACATCACTACCCGCAAAACCTATTTGCTGAGCGTTGATGAGCTTTACGTCGAACCTGGTTATAACGTTCGTGATATTGACCAGACCCATGTTGAAGAATTCCGTGATGCGTTTATTGCTGGTGAGCATGTGCCGCCGCTGGCCGTTCAGGTTACTGAGCAGGGCATCAAGGTTATCGACGGCCATCACCGTTACTTCGGCGCGAAGCTGGCGCAGGAAGCGGGCCATGAGCTGCGCCTTGAGTGCAAAGACTTCATTGGCAGCGAGGCAGACCGCATCGCCTTCATGGTGACAAGCAGCCAGGGCAGGGCGTTACTTCCGCTGGAGCGTGCCGCCGCCTATCAGCGCATGGTCAATCAGGGCTGGGAACCGGCAGAGATAGCGAAAAAGGTTAAGCGCTCAATCACTGACATTGAGCAGCACCTCCAGCTTCTGACCGTTGGCGATGGCCTGATTGATATGGTCAAGTCCGGCGAGGTTGCCGCCACCACTGCGATTGCCCTGCAACGTGAGCATGGCGCTAAAGCATCCAGCGTCGCTCAACAGCAGATGGAAAAGGCCAAAGCCGCAGGCAAAAAGAAACTGACCAAAGCTGCTGCAATGCCACAGTTCAGCGCCGCCAAAGCGCGTCGTCTGGTAGAGCTGCTTTGCGATGCTCATTTGGGCGACGAAGAAGACGGCATGACAGCGCTTTACCACAATTCCAGCTACACCGATGAGATCATGTCTATCCTGGCGGAATACCGTGAAGGCATCCCCGGCGCTGAAAAAACTTCGGAACCAGAGCTGGTGCAGGAGCAGCAGGGCGGCGAAGAGTTACCGCTTAAGCGTGTTGATATTCTTGAGCAAAGCGGCGTTGAGACGATGGCCTGTGTTGTGGCTGCGTTCGGCATGAAGCACGAATACAGCTTCAGTGAGTCAAAATACGCGCACGTGTGGGCCTCAGATTCAGTTGAAAGCCCAGAGATGTTGGTTGTGCCGCCTGAAACCATCCAGAAGGCAAAGCGACTCATTCAGGAGCATCATGACGATCTTGAATTAAAACTTTGGGTTGCTGAAAAGTTTGAGGGGCCGGATGAAGACAGCTTCCGATTCCGCCGCTTCCATTCAGTATTGGTTGAAACCCGCTTTGTTAAACCCTGCACCGTTGCTGAGTTCATTGAGCTGGTGGAGCAGACAGCCCCGAACTGCTGGGAAAACGTCCGCCTGTTGCGTGGAGCCGTCAAAGAGCTTTTAGGCGAAGAGGGTACTGCTGCATGAAATTAACCCTGCCATTTCCACCAAGCGTTAACGGTTACTGGCGGGCTACGAATACGGGTATGAAAATTAGCGCCTCCGGGCGCTCTTTTCGATCCAACGCAATCGCAGCCATCCTTACGCAGCTCAAGCGCCGCCCTCAGCCCATTACAGTGAACGTTGAAGTTAACGTGTTGCTGTACCCGCCAGACAAGCGCAATCGCGATCTTGATAACTACCAGAAAGCGCTGTTCGACAGTCTCACGCATGCTGGCGTATGGGTGGATGACAGGCAGATAAAGCGATTCACTGTAGAGTGGGGAGAGCAGGTTAAACAGGGCAAGGCAGAGGTGACTATCAGCCCGTTCAACTTTGGGAGAAATGAATTTAAATAGCGGTTATAGTGCAAATACCGGGGATATGTTGCAGATGCCTCTGGTAAAGGTTGGTCCCGTTCACTTGCAGGTGATGGGGCGGGACCGTTCAAAAACAGTGTGTGGAGTGTTTAATATGCATAACCAGATTTCTGGTGGCTTAATAGCATCATCACGTCCTTTCGCGGCAATGCCAGTTATAACCAGCTATGAAATTGCTGAGCTTGTTGGTAGTCGTCACGACAAAGTGAAACAGTCCATTGAGAGGCTCTCAGAGCGCTCAGTAATAGCTTTACCCCCAATGGGGGAAAAGGCTACTGCAGGCCGTCCATCAGCATATTATATTTTCGAAGGCGAGCGCGGGAAGCGCGATAGCATCATCGTTGTTGCTCAGCTCTCTCCCGAGTTTACTGCACGTTTGGTTGATCGCTGGCATGAGCTTGAAAGCGCAGTATCTAAGCCAGTACAAATCCCTCAGTCATTCGCTGAAGCTCTTCGCATGGCTGCTGACCTTGAAGAAGAGAAAGAGCGTCTTCAGCTTCAACTTACAGAAGCTGCACCCAAGGTAGAATTTGTTGATCGCTACGTTACAGCCAATGGTTCAATGACATTCCGGCAGGTGGCTAAGCTGCTGGGGGCCAAAGAGCCAGAGTTTCGCTTGTTTCTCATCGAAAGCCGCATCATGTATCGCCTCAGCAATGTTCTGACGCCATTTCATCAGCACATCGAAGCCGGAAGGTTTGAAGTTCGGACCGGCACAACCAACGCTTCAAATTACGCTTTCAGCCAGTCACGCTTTACTGCCAAAGGCGTTCAGTGGATTGGCGGGCTTTGGACGGCTCACAAAGCGGAAAGGGGTGATGAGTGAGAGCACTGCTAACGCCTGAGGTTGCTCCACGCACAGGGATAGTGCTACTCAAGCCAGGCTCAGACCTGATGGGGATGTTTCGTGGCCGCGTTCTGGTTAGCACGCCAACACCGGACATGGCCGACCTTCCATCAGGCAGGATCAATGACGGCACACAGCCGCTACTTGATGAGCAGCCCCTGATTCCATTCTTTAGTCATGATCGTGTTATCGCCGCCGCTGGTGGTGCAAATGGCCTGGCTGGTTTCGTTCGTGGCTTTGAATGCTGCCAGTGGCACGACGATGCGACATGGCATCACCATGAATACACACTTCACGAAACCGAATCGGGCCTAGTGTCTTTGTGCTACGGCCACGATAATCATTTCAGGGAGCATGGTACGCCCGGCAAGCTGGATAACATCGCCAAGGGGAACACGGCACTGTGGATTATCCGGATGGTTTGCAGCCAGCTAGGTTTGCATGGCGAGCATCATCTTACTCTGCCTGAGCTGTGCTGGTGGGCCTCACTGAATGACCTTATAGACCTGATACCTGAAGCGCCGGCAAGGCGTGTTTTGCGCATGCCAGTAAGCATCGTCTCAGGTGAGCTAAAGGAATCGCACATCGAGCCAGAACGCCAGCCTAAGCAGGTCATTCAGCAGGCCGCTGAGCAGGTCAAAAAGATTATCACCCTAGTAGCTGACCCTGAATCGCCAGAGTCATTCATGAGACGGCCAAAGCGCAAGCGCTGGGAGAGCCAGAGATACACACAATGGGTTAAGGCGCAGAAATGCGCATGCTGCGCTAATCAGGCAGATGATCCGCATCACATCATCGGACACGGTCAGGGAGGTATGGGAACAAAGGCACATGATTTATTCGTGATACCGCTTTGCAGGGCGCATCACGACGAGTTACACCGCGACCCAAAACTTTTTGAGTCGAATTACGGCTGTCAGATTGAACTGTTATTCCGGTTTCTTGATCACGCTATTGCAGTTGGCGTCATTGGGACAGATAAAAAATAAAGTGTGTGGAGGAGATTTAATATGCGTGACATTCAACTGGTTTTAGAGCGCTGGGGCGGCTGGGCTGCATGTGAAGGTACTCAGGTGGGCTGGAATCCAACAAGCCCCATGTTCATTACACTGCTGCCAAAGAGCACCAGTAGCCGTCCTTCGTGCTGTGATAATGACGGCATGATTATTGATACCGCTGTCGGGATGCTTAAAAAGGTTGGTCGCCTGGATGAACTGGATTTAATTATGGCGCACTACCGTTATGACGTTTCCAAATCAACAATTGCCCGCTGGCTTAAATGCTCAGAGGGTAAAGTGCGCCAAAAGCTGATGATCGCTGAGACGTTCATTGATGCCTGCATACTTATGACAGATGCCCGGCTTGAGATGGATGAAGCGACACAGAAAACTATTTTTCAAAAAACCGCTTAATCTGCTTTTCGTTACGAATTTCTCTGTGTAATCTGTTAAGAGTGGTAACAACGCATAGCTTCTTAAATTAGAAACCTCGCCAACTGGCGGGGTTTTTTCATTTCCACACAATACCAAAGGCACTGAGCGCAGACGGGTAAACCGCTCTGCCCAGGACTGCAAACCTGTAGCGCCTTTCATATTGTGATATTCACAGCAATATTAACCCTGTTGCCGACGGGCAAAGAAACTATCGCGGAATGCGTCAGGGATTTATGATGAATGGATTTACGAAAGAATACGTTTTTAACTTTTTAAAAAGGAATGACTTAACCTTAAATACTATACTTTAGTATAGTTTAGGTTGCACTTAAGGTTAGTTGTTCTGGATTGGGCAAAGTATTAGTTTTGCTAAATGATTTCTTGATGGCTCTTGAGTGAAGATTCGAGGCTCTGTCTAGAAAAAAAGTCTCCAACTTCACCATCCTGCGAAGATATCTGAAGTTGGAGATGCTAAGTAGCGAACACAGGGAAAATCCAATACCAACATATCGGATTGGTTAGATAAAATAAACAGTTCGGAAACACTTAAGCTCACATATGTGAGCTTTTTTTGTGCCCGATCAAAATCCAAGAGGTCGCCATCGTGCGGCCTTTTTTCGTTTTTGCGCTCGCCAATCAGCAACCACTTACCCTTTGACGCAGTGGCGATGCGCAATCTTTTCCTCAACGACAAGCCGCCATCATTCCGGTGGCGGGAACTAAGCGCATGCCTCCAGAAAAAGACCCGGGCTTTTGGGCCACAGTGCTGCTGTGGCTGTATGCCCACAAAACAGAATGGGGATATGCCGGGGTAGCAGGCATGTTTTCACTATTACGCAGTGCCTATGCAAAAAGCCCGTGGAGTAAGCGGGTTCTCGACGCTGTTTCCTGTAGTGCGCTGGCGTTCTTCGCTGGTCCGACGCTTCAGGTAATGGGCGCTTTATTTAACTGGAACATCCCTGACGCCGCAGCACAGGTATTCGCGGTTTATATCGGGTATGTGGGTAATGACTACATCAGCGACAAGTTGCGCGGGTGGATAGCCAGAAAAACAGGGGATACTGATGCAAACCAGCAATAAGGGCATGGACCTGATTAAGCGTTTCGAAGGCCTGAAGCTTGAGGCGTATCGCGACAGCGTAGGGATTCCCACTATCGGCTATGGGCATACCCACGACGTGAAGATGGGGGATGTAATTACTGGCGAACAGGCTGACAGATATCTGCGTGAAGATTTGCTGGTGGCAGAGTTGACCATTAACACCAACGTTAAGGTGAAGCTGACACAAAACCAGTTCGATGCGTTGGCGTCATTTGTTTTCAACCTAGGTTCCGGCAACTTCGTTAAATCCACCTTGCTTAAAAAACTTAACGCAGGTGACTTCGCTGGCGCAGCAGATGAGTTTGGCAAATGGGTTAATGCAGGCGGCAAGAAATTAGCAGGCCTTGTTAAACGCCGTGCAGCAGAGCGAGAGGTGTTTATCTCATGAACCCATTAAACCTCGTCAAAACTTTTTCACCTCTCATCGTCATTGGCCTGATTTGCCTGGCACTCTGGATGCTGAATGCCCGTAGCTCACAGCTTGAGGCGACCAATCAACGCCTTGAAAAGCTGGCGAACAGCAAAGACGAGCAGATTAACGACCTGCGTTCCAAAAATGACGGCCTGGCTACCAGCGTTAACGAGCTTGTCACGGCCGTTAAGCACCAGAATGAAGTAATGGGACAGGTCACCGAACAACGCGCCGTAACAGCCCAGCAGAACCGGAAACTACAGAATGAAATCAAGCAATATCTTGCAGCGGATAAGTGCGCTGTTGCTCCTGTTCCCGCTGATGCTGTTGACAGGTTGCGGAGTGCAGCAAAAGCCGCAAGTAGAGTACCGGACAATCAGCCAGCCACGGTTAAACCTTCCGGCAGAACTGACAAGCAAAATTGAAGCTCCAGCGCCACCAGAAATGATGACTTTCGGTGACAGCGTAAGCCTCAATGCAGAGCTTTACAGCATAGTTGCCCAGTGCAATATCGACAGGGCAGCAGTTAAGGCTTTGGATGAGAAATAGTTAACTTGTAACTGTAAGTTAGAGAACGATTCATAATATGAAGCTTAGCGATGCATAAGTTTTATTGCTGAAATGTGCGTTCGAATTTATTCTATCTTTTTAAAATTGAGAATAATTCGCATGACTCAGGAAATTTCACAGTTACAGGAAGTTGAACATTTTAGTCTTTCTTACGATGCAGATGATGAAGAGTTAGCCATTCATCAGATGGATGCATTAGCTTTGGGAGAAGCCATCAAGCAAGTAGCGTTGATGGTTAAGCAGGCGGATCAAGTACTAAACGACGGTGAGCAAACTGTAGACCTCCGTGTGACAGTCCCTGCAGAAGAAGGATCCTTTTTAGTAGCCTTTGCATTATTTTCACTGGCAAATGCTAAGGCTATTTTACCGGCTCTAGGATTTAGTGCACTAGGCGGCGGAGCATTGGCAATCGCTCATCGGTTGAAAAGTAATCGAGTCATTGATGTTCATACGCATGATGACGATGAGACTGCCACCATTCATTTTGAGGAAGCAGGCCAGATTAACGTAATCGAGTGTCCCAAGGATGAAGCATTGTTAGCTACTGACGCGGTAATTCGGAGAGCTTATAATGAAATCATTACGCAGCCACTCGCTAACAAAGATTCACCAAGATTTAAGGTGAAAGTTGAAGGGCAGGATGTTCTGGTCATTTCTGGTCAAGACACACAAGAATTCACAGCTTTACCTCGGCAGTCTCTTACTGAAGAGCGAACCGAAGTGGTGGACGCAGTCATAGCTTTGACTCAAGTTAATTTCACCTCTATAACTGGTTGGAAAATGCGTTACTTCGAAGAGGAACGACCGGTTAGGATGGAGGATCAAGCTTTTATGGAAGCCGTATTAAACAATCAACGGGCTTTTGTAAAAGGCGATCTATTTAGTGTCAGAATGCGCATTACTACTATTGAAAAGGCAAACGCTTCATCGCGAACGACTTACGCGATAGAAGAGGTTTATCGACATTTAGCCGATGAAGGCCGCAGAATCACTTAAGGTGCCCCTATGAACTTTGATCTTGTGCATATGTTTTTTGCAGTGTGCTGGATCGCAATGCTTTTTTTCACTTTTGTCTTTTTCTATGTACTTGTGAAATGGGCTCTATTTACTATTTGGCCTGTGAAAAGCATTAAAATCAATCACTTTCATAATGGAAGATTGCTTGAAAGCCGCGTCGTTAATTTATCAAGCGACGAGTATTTCGTACGTCAGCTTAGGGGCGTCAGCAAGGAGTCGAAAGGTGAGTGAAAAACAGTTACCGAGCGCTGGAATTGGCACTGGAACGACACTAACTACTGTCCTTACTGGGGTGCTTACCAGCCTTGTTTCCCTTGTGCCTCCTGAATATCGAGAGGCCTACAAGGATAGCTTGCCATTCCTATGCCCTATCGCAACATTTCTTGTGTTAGGGGCTTATAATCGTCTAATTGAGCCCCCGGGGCTTGCCGGGCTGAGACGTAAGCTTGAAAAAGATGCGAAAAGTCTCAATAAAATGCGAAAAGATAAGACTTTGACACCAGAACAGAAGCAATTGTTCGACGATGATTACATCGAAACCCAGCGGCAAATAGGCAGGCTGGGAAGAGATTATGCTCAAGGTAAATATCAAAGCATATAGCTAAAATTAACTTCACAGGCCGCTAAATGCGGCCTTTTTTTATGCCTAAAACTGCACTCATTAAGTTCAAGTTTCAGCATAAACATTATGAATCATCGGCTGCTGGTATCACCATTGCCGAGGGTTATATCTATCTGACCAGCAGGAAACTCTGAATGGAAGTCGTGATTGATGGCATTGCCTATGCGCCAGTGACTGAACGGGCATCAAATATTGGCATTGCCATCAGCACACACAACCGCCATGACGTTTTATCCCGCGCTCTTGAGCATCAGCTTAAGTTTCTTCCTGCTGGTGCGCTGGTGGTTGTGATAGATGACGGGTCAAATACTCCTGTATGTGTTCCGGCTGGTGTCAGAGTTATTCGACGTGACGTGTCACGCGGCATAGTGGCATCAAAGAACGCCAGTTTACAGGCGCTGATGGATGCTGGCTGTGAGCATCTTTTCCTTTGGGATAATGACGCATGGCCTGTAGCTGGTGGATGGGAGCAACCCTACATCGATTCACCCGAACCGCATCTGGCCTATCAGTTTCAGGACTTCGCAACGGGTCAAAAGCTTAACGACATAGCCGTGTTGTACCGTGACAATGAGCACGTTGCATACACAGGTCAGCGCGGCGTGATGCTTTACTACCATCGCAGCGTGATTGAAAAGGTGGGTGGCTTTGACCCCATCTATCAGCGCGGCATGTATGAGCATTCAGATTTAGCGTTACGCATTCACAATGCAGGGCTCACGTCATGGGCGTTCGCTGACGTTGTAGGTTCGAAAAAGTTAATTTACTCGCTTGATGAGCATCAGGCTGTTGAGCGTTCTGTACCAAAGCCAGACCGGGAAGCACAGGTTAAGCGCAATGTGACGATTCACAATGAGCGCCGTAACAGTGGCTATACCGGATATGCTGAGTACCGCGACACGCGCAATGTGGTTATCACCACGTTACTAACCAGCCAGCCGGACCCACAGCGCGGAACGAAGATAACGCCTTCACCTGACCTGCTGGCTAAGTGGGCGGCCTCGCTCAGTGGTTGTGGCCGCATCGTCCTGGCTGATGAGCTTGACACTGTTCCGGCTGACACAGAGTTATTTACCGTGCCTGATGTGAAGATGAACGTGTACTTCCGGCGCTGGCTGCATATTTGGCAGCACTTACGCGATCATCCTGAATACCACTTTGTCTGGTGTACCGATGGCTCTGATGTAGAAATGCTTCAGCAGCCGTGGCAGGAAATGGAAGAGGGCAAGATTTACCTTGGCTCTGAACCCAAGACTTATGCCGACAAATGGGCTAAGCAGAATCATCCCGAAGCTATCTTTCAGGCATTCATTGATGAGCATCGCAATGACGTGATGTTAAATGCTGGCCTGCTGGGTGGCACCCGCGATGATGTGATGGCAATAGCGCATGGTATTGTCCGGCTGTATTACCACATCGAATCGTTGCGGTTCTGGGGCAAAGAGCAGTCAGCATCGTCCGTTGGCGACATGATCGCTTTCGGCATCGTTGCCTATAGTTACCGTGACCGTCTGGTTACAGGACCGCGTATCCATACCGTGTTTAAGTCTGACGGCCTTGGTAAGGAGTTTGCCTGGTGGAAGCACAAATGAAGTTCGCTATTGTGGCGCATCATTCACGATTAGAAGCAGTGATGAACCTGAAGCGAGTGCTTAATGCGCACTTCCTGCTTGATGATAAAGATGCTGGTGCGAATGCTAATCACCGCCGCGCTATCGAGTGGGCCAGCATGCAGGACTGTCGCGTGGTGATATTGGAAGATGACGCCGTTCTGGTTGATGGCTTCATTAATAAGGTTTCTGCCTGGCTGAGCCGGTTCCCCGATCACCTCATGTCATTCTACCTTGGCACTGGCAGGCCTCCACAGTACCAGCAGGAGGTTGCCACAAAGCTTATCGACAGCGACCAGCGCCAGACTGACTACATCACCATGAGCAGGCTGATTCACGGCGTCTGTTACAGCATACCGCAACAACGTATCAGTGATGTGCTTGCAAGATGGGACAGCGTAAAGCCAGCAGACTACGCCGTTGGTGATGCCTATGGCGGCGACGTTATCTATCCATGCTATTCACTTGTTGACCATGCAGACTCAGACACCGTTGAGCAGCACCCGGACAATGAGCAACGCACACAGCGCCGCAGGGCGTGGAGACTTGATGCCAGCACTGATACCAAGAGCATGCAGGAAGCACGGCTGCGCCAAGACCACAACTGACCGCTCAGGTTATTGTGAAGTTCACCGTAATCATGGTTGGGAGCAGCATCAGCAGGGGCAGAGCAGGCATGAGCGCGGCTACGGCAGCAAGTGGGATGTGATAAGGGCCCGCATCCTGCAGCGTGATCGGCATCTCTGCCAAAACTGCCTGAGAAGCGGAAGGCCAACAGTAGCCAAGACCGTTGACCACATTGTACCCAAAGCACATGGGGGTACCGATGATGATACCAACCTTGAGGCCCTGTGCTGGCCCTGCCACCGCAGTAAAACCGCAAAAGAAAGGCAGAAATGAGAATCAATATCATCAAAGTGGTTTCAAATGTAACTATCTCACTTCAAATGAGAGCCATTATCGTTTGTCAGGGGGAGGGCGGGGCGAAAGTTCACCCCTCTCGCCTTTAAGGACCGCCGCCTAACCTTTTTTCGCATCGCCGCAGGTTAGAAAACTTTTTTTGGGGTGACCCAACCAGTGATTAATAGGAGTTTTCGATTATGCCAGGACCGCCGAAAACCCCGACACATCTGGCTTTGGTGAAGGGGAACCCATCAAAACGCGCTATAAATAAAAACGAGCCAAAACCGAAGTCTGGGGTACCCCCAATTCCAAAGCATCTGGATAAGATGGGGAAGTACTGGTTCAAGCGAATTGGCGAAGAGCTTGATGCTGTTGGCGTGATGACCACGCTCGACGGAAAAGCCCTTGAGCTGCTGATTGAGGCCTACACCGAGTACCGTCAACACTGCGATGTCCTGGCTGAAGAGGGTTACACCTACAAGACGGTGTCCGCGACAGGCGAGGATATTGTAAAAGCTCATCCGGCAGCAGTAATGAAGTCCGATGCGTGGAAGCGCATCAGGGCGATGCTCACTGAATTTGGCATGACCCCGGCCAGCCGTTCTAAGGTTGGCGCTAAAGGGCCTGCTGAAGCCGATCCCCTTGAAGAGTTTCTTAAAAAGCGCAAATGATGAATGGCAACTGTTCAGGCTGGTATTCAGTACGCCGAGCGCGTGCTGTCTGGCGAGATCGTTGCTGGCGAACTGGTGCGCCTGGCGTGTCAGCGTTTTCTCAATGATTTAGAGCATGGGCCGGAACGCGGTATCTACTTCAGTGAGGACCGCGCTCAGCATATTCTCGACTTTTATAATTTTGTTCCTCATGTCAAAGGCGCTCTTGCTGGTAAGCCGATAGAGTTGATGCCCTGGCATATTTTCATCCTTATAAATTTGTATGGCTTTGTCATACCTCTGGTCGATGAGGTGACGGGCGGGCACGTTTATGATGAAGATGGCGATGTGATTATGGTTCGCCGTTTTCGCACTGCTTATAACGAAGTGGCCCGTAAAAACGCCAAATCAACCCTTTCTTCAGGGGTTGGTCTTTATATGACCGGGGCTGACGGGGAAGGTGGCGCAGAGGTTTATTCTGCGGCCACAACACGCGATCAGGCTCGCATCGTTTTTGACGATGCCAAAAACATGATTAAGAAAGCGCCCCGGACGCTGGGGCGGCTGTTCGGTCATGTGAAGCTGAACATCCATCAGGAGCGAACAGCATCCAAGTTTGAACCCCTTTCGAGCGACGCTAACAACCTCGACGGCCTCAATATTCACTGCGGAATTGTTGATGAGCTTCATGCTCACCGGACCCGCGATGTCTGGGACGTCCTGGAAACGGCGACGGGAGCCCGTCTTCAGTCTCTGCTGTTTGCCATTACTACTGCAGGGACCAACAAAGAGGGCATCTGTTTCGAGCAGCGTGATTACGCCATAAAAGTGTTGCGCGGTGTGGTTGATGATGACACGTATTTTGCCGTGATTTACACGCTTGATGAGCAAGACGATCCGTTTGATGAGACGAACTGGCCTAAAGCCAATCCCGGCCTCGGTATTTGTAAACGTTGGGACGACATGCGCCGCCTTGCCAAAAAGGCAAAAGAGCAGGTTGCAGCTCGTCCAAACTTTTTCACCAAACACCTTAACATCTGGGTTACGGCTGAAAGCGCCTGGATGGACATGGATCGCTGGTCAAAAATGCCGAAACTCGGCGCTGATGGAGACCGTAAAACGTGGCCGATGTGGGTGGGCGTTGACCTAGCCAACAAGATTGATATCTGCGCAGCGGTTAAGACATGGCGTGACCCATCAGGTGAAACTCATATGCAGTCACGCTTCTGGATACCGGAAGGAAGGCTTGAAACCGCACCTGCTCACATTGCTGAGCTTTACAGGAAGTGGTCTGCAGCCGGTTATCTTGAGCTGACCGATGGTGATGTTATCGACCACGCCATGATCAAGGCGGACATAGTGAAGTGGGTCCAGGGGGAAAATATCAAGGAGATTGCGTTCGATCCCTGGAGTGCCGTTCAGTTCAGCCTGTCACTTGCTGAAGAGGGTTTACCGCTGGTAGAGGTGGCTCAGACGGTAAAAAACTTATCAGAATCAATGAAGTCTGTTCAGGCAGAAATTTACGGTAATAAATTCCACCATGACGAAAATCCTGTCATGACCTGGATGATGTCAAACGTCACGGTTAAACCTGATAAAAACGACAACATTTTCCCAAACAAGTCCACGCCCGAAAACAAGATTGACGGGCCGGTCGCGCTGTTCACTGCCAAAAGCCGAATGCTGGTAAATGGTGGTGAGGATGCGCAGGACCTGAGTGGATTCTTCGAAAACCCGATAATGATAGGCGTCTGATGAAAAAACAAAAGCAGCCTGGCAAGGTTAAATCAGCCTTGCTGAACTGGTTAGGCGTACCGATTGGATTAACAACGGGTACTTTCTGGCAGGAATGGATGGGGATGAGCAGTAGTGGAAAGGTTGTCTCAGCCGATAAAGCTATCCAGCTTTCAGCCGTATGGGCCTGCGTGCGGCTTTTAAGTGAATCTGTCTCGACGCTTCCGCTCAAAATCTATCAGCGTCAGGATGATGGTTCACGCAAGCCCGCCACGCAGCATCCTGTTTATCAGGTACTTTGTCGGCGCCCTAATCTGGAGATGACGCCGTCGCGCTTTATGCTGATGCTGGTTGCCAGCATCTGCCTTCGTGGTAACGGTTTTGTCGAAAAAAAGATGATCGGCAACAAACTGGTTTCACTGGTTCCGCTACTGCCGCAAAACATGGTTGTTAAGCGACTTGATGATGGTTCTCTGCAGTACACCTACACCGAAACATCATCCCAGCGCGTGATACCCGTTAAAAACATCATGCACATTCGTGGATTCGGGCTTGATGGTGTCTGCGGCATGATGCCTATGATGGCGGGTCGTGATGTCATCGGCGCGGCTATGGCAGTGGAAGAGTCAGCCGCAAAAATTTTTGAAAACGGCCTTCAGAGTTCGGGGTTTCTCTCCGCTGAAACAGCCCTTGATAAAGATCAGCGCGAAAGGCTGCGTGGCTATATGCAGGCATTCACTGGTTCCCGTAATGCCGGGAAAATTATGGTCCTTGAAGGCGGCCTTAAATACCAGAATGTGACAATGAATCCCGAAGCGGCGCAGATGCTTGAGTCCAGGGCTTTTAGTATCGAAGAAATATGTCGCTGGTTCAGGGTTCCCCCTTTCATGGTGGGCCATGCAGACAAGCAAAGCAGCTGGGCTTCAAGTGTTGAAGGCATGAACCTTCAGTTCCTGACGAATACTCTCAGGCCGCTTCTTGTGAACATTGAGCAGGAAATTTCACGATGCCTGCTTGATGGTGACGAAGAGTTATTTGCGGAATTCTCGGTTGAAGGGTTATTGCGTGCAGACAGTGCCGGACGTTCTGCCTACTACACAACAGCACTTCAGAACGGATGGATGTCACGTAATGACGTTCGTCGCCTGGAGAATATGCCGCCTATTGAAGGGGGTGAGATTTACACCGTACAGCTGAATCTCACGCCACTGGAAGACCTGAAGCAAAACAGCCAGGCAGCTCAGGCCGCTAACCTTCTGAAAATACACAACTACGTTTTCCCGGATATTCCTTTCGAACAATCACCGCTCAAAAAAGCGGCTTAGGAGCTACCCAAATGACACTGAAAAGCCTTCCGGCTGCGCCGGCAGGACGGCCTTCTGCGCTCTCAAATCGCGATTTGCCGTCTGCTGCTATGGAACGCTGGAACGGCGGTATCAAAGCCGCTAAGCCAGATGAAAACAGCATTTCCGTGTTTGACGTGATTGGTGCTGACTACTGGGGGGAAGGAGTGACAGCCAGCCGTATCGCGGGCGCACTGCGGTCTATGAACGGTGCCGACGTTACCGTGAACATCAACTCGCCCGGCGGTGACATGTTTGAAGGACTCGCCATCTACAACCTTCTGCGTGAGTACGAAGGGAAAGTGACCGTAAAAGTCCTTGGTCTGGCGGCTTCAGCGGCCTCAATTATTGCGATGGCTGGCGATGATATCCAGATAGGTCGTGGTGCATTCCTGATGATCCATAACTGCTGGGTCTATGCGATGGGTAATCGTCATGACCTTTCACAGATAGCAGCGGATATGGAGCCATTCGATAAAGCAATGGGTGATATCTACTCCTATCGCTCAGGCCTCAGCGCTGAAGATATTGCTGAAATGATGGACGGTGAAACCTATATCGGCGGCAGTGATGCTGTTGATAAAGGTTTCGCTGACCGTCTCCTGTCTGCCGACGAAATATCCGATGACGATGACAGTCCGGCAGCTGCATTACGTAAGCTCGACGCTCTGTTAGCCAAGGCCGAAACGCCACGTTCAGAGCGGCGAAAACTTCTCAAAGCTTTATCAGGCAGCACGCCGGGCGCTGCTGCCAGTCCAGAGGGTACGCCGAGCGCTACCGATGAAGTAAACCCCGAAAATCTCAAACAACTCCAAGACGCCCTGGCGGCGTTCGGCAAATAAGGAATTACCATGTCAGAAGTAAATGAAATCCTGAAAAAAGTTACTGCAAGCATTGAAGAAGCCAATGGCAAATTCAGTGCTAAAGCGGAGGAGGCGCTGAAAGAGGCCAAAAAGTCAGGCACCCTTTCTGAAGAGACAAAAGCGGCTGTTGATAAAATGGCTTCGGAATTTAATGCGCTCCGTGAAGCTGAAAAAACGCTGAAAGCTGCTCTGGGTGACCTGGAGCAGCATGTCGCTAACATGCCTCTGCAAAATGCAGTGAAGGTCGCGCAGTCTGCAGGTCATGTTGTCATTTCGAGCGAAGCACTCAAAACGTTTGCTTCCAGCGTTGAATCAGGAAAGCGACTGAGTATTCCCGTCAACTCAGCGCTGACTTCACCAGACCTGCCTGATCGCGTTGTGGAACCACAGCGACTGCCCGGTATCGATACAGCGCCTAAGCAGCGACTTTTTATTCGCGATCTTATTGCGCCGGGTCGTACTGGTTCGCCAGCAATTTTCTGGGTTCAGCAAACCGGCTTCACTAACGCTGCCAAAGTGGTGCCAGAAGGTGAGAAAAAGCCTTACAGCGACATCAAGTTTGAAACCAAAATCACGCCTGTCACAACCATTGCGCACATGTTCAAAGCGTCGAAACAGATTCTTGATGACTTTGCGCAACTTCAGTCAACCATTGATGCAGAGATGCGTTACGGGCTGAAGTACGTAGAAGAGCAGGAGATTCTCTTTGGCGACGGCAGCGGTGCTCACCTGAAAGGCATCGTTCCGCAGGCATCCAAGTTTGATCCTGCCTTTAAGGTTGCTCAGCAGAGTGGTATCGATGATTTGCGACTGGCTATGCTGCAGGCTCAGTTGGCTCGTTTCCCTGCATCAGGTCACGTTCTGCACTTTATTGATTGGGCAAAGATCGAACTGACCAAAGACAGCCTGGGCCGCTATATCCTGGCTAACCCTTCTGCTTTGACCGGACCGACCCTTTGGGGACTGCCGGTAGTGGCGACTGAAGAAGCTAAATTCGCTGGCAAGTTCCTGACGGGTGCGTTCAATGTGGCCGCTCAGCTCTTTGACCGTGAAGATTCTAACGTTGTTATCTCCACTGAAAACGGCACTGACTTCGAAGAGAACATGATCTCAATTCGCTGCGAAGAGCGACTTGCGCTTGCTGTTAAGCGTCCTGAAGCGTTTGTCTTTGGCAACTTCAGCGGTGCCGAAAACGGTTCGTAACCATCAGCGGCCTTCGGGCCGCTTTTTCTCTCGGGATTCTCATCATGATTATCAATCTTGAAACGGTGAGAGAGCATTGCCGTATTGATGCTGACGATACCAGCGAAGATTCACTGTTAACCATCTACATTGGTGCAGCAAAGCGACACATTGAAAAATGGACGCGCCGAAATCTTTATGAAACCAACGCTGATGCGGGGTTTGATACCGACGATGATCGCCTGCTGCTTGATGATGACATCCGTCTGGTCATATTGCTTCTGGTTGGTCACTGGTATGCAAACCGCGAAGCGGTCAGTGAACAAAAAACCAGTGAAATGCCTCTGGCCGTTGATGCGCTTCTTCAGCCTTACAAGGTTTATGGTCTATGACAGCCCTGGCTGCTGGCGAGCTTGATAAACGCATCAGGGTTCAGCGCACTGAATCAGAACGCGGACCGCTTGGTGAGGTATTGCCGGGTCAGGTTGTTATCAGTTCACCCTTTATCTGGGCCAAAGCTGAAAACATTTCAAACCGCAAAATCCGCAGTCTGGATCAGCAGCAGATTGTTGAGACATGGCAGTTCACTATCCGGCCGCGTATGGATGTTCAGACGGACTGGAAAATAAGCTGGGGGAATGAGGTTTATACCATCAGGGCCGTTGATCGCAGCAAGCGTGATCGTGCCGTCATCACTGCTGAAAGGGATGTGCGTCATGATTGAGTCAGGTATTTACAAAGCCCTTCAGGCGCTGTCCGAACTAAAAGTTTACCCCTTACTCATTCCTGATACTGAGCAGGAGGGTATTACCTATCAGCGTATTTCTGACCCCGAGATTGAAAATGGTCTTGTAAGAACACCGCTGGTGGCGGGGCGCTTCCAGATTTCCTTTGTCAAAGTCTCTGATTATACCGGTCTTCTGGCGCTGGATAATCAACTCTGGCAGATGTGGAAGGGCATCAGGCATGGTGATATTGGCGGCTATCCGGTCCAGTACGTTGAGCGCGGTTCTCTGCAACAGGATAAATCCACGCTGCCTAATAATGCCGTTCAGTACCGCCTGAGCAGAGATTTCATCATCTATTTCAGTGAGGTGTGAATGTGCTGAGTATGCAGGTTACAGGGCTTGATGAGCTTGAACGTCAGCTTACTGCCCTGGGTGAAAAAGCCGGTACAAAAGTATTGCGTGACGCTGGCCGCGCTGCCCTTGAAATCGTTGAGCAGGACATGAAAGAGCACGCAGGTTACGACGAGTCCGCAAAGGGCCCTCACATGCGCGACTCTATCAAAATTCGTTCCACAACCCGATCCAAAGGTAATGCAGTCGTCGTGCTTCGTGTCGGACCCAGTAAGCAGCACTTCATTAAAGCGCTGGCTCAGGAGTTCGGCACAGTGAAACAGGTTCCTTCCCCCTTTATTCGCCCGGCGCTGGATTACAACAAATCCCGCGTCCTCAGAATCCTCGCGGTTGAAATACGGGACCGCATTCAAAACAACGGGTAGCAGCCGCTACCACTTCAACAGAGAGAAAATCATGGCTGATAATAAAACTTCGCCAGAATACGCGATGCTGCCTGCTGGCACCGTGGTTATGTGGGGCGCGGCTGGCGCGGCGGTTTCCGCAATGAAACCGCTGATTAACTGTAAGGCGCTCGGCGCAACGGGACAGACGGGCGGATTCGTTGACTGCACCACGCTCATTGATACCAGCAAACAGTTTATTTCTGACCTGCCTGAAGGGCCTGAAAAGTCACTCGGCTTTGTGGACGACCCGTCTAACACCGATTTTGCGGCCTTCCTTAACGCTGCGCAAAACCGTCAGACGGTTCAGTTCTACGTGGAACTGCCAAACGGTCGCACCGCCAACATGGTACTGGCGCTGTCTGGCTGGCAGATGAATGAAATCACCGCACCTGCCAGTGAAGTCATTCAGATCACCGTTCAGGGCAAGCAAAACAACATCCAGTGGGGCGTTGCTTCCGGCTCTTAATTCATTAACAGTGCCGCTGTCATGGCGGCTTTAATTCCTCAGCAGGTAAAATCTGATGTCAGATAATTTCGATATTTCAAAGCTCAAATCACTGTTATTGCAGCCAAAGAATACCGCCGTCAAAACTGAAATGTTCGGCACCCCTGTTTATATCCGCCGCCGTACTGCGGGTGAGCTTATCAGCTATGAAGAGGCGCTTGATAAGGCGCAGGAAAGCGGCAACGTGCGTTCGATTTCAGAAATGAGCGTTCAGTTGATCATCGACAGCCTGGTGAATGCTGACGGCTCAGCCATTCCCGCTGAGCTGCTGCCTACGGCGGCTGAGCTGATTGATTCGCATGACAATCCAGCGCTGATGGAAGCGATTGGGCGTGTCAAAACGCACGCTATCGGCAAGCTGGAAGAAGCGGAAAAAAACTAACGGGCTCGCCGTGGCTCCAGCTTATTTTCTGGCTGGCTGACAGGTGGGGCGAGCCTGACCCCTCCGTCATAGCGGCGCTGCCCTGTGACGTTCTGAACCACTGGCGGGCGTACTTCCTTCAACAGGGAATTCTGAAACAGCCTGGCCCTGAAAACACTTCTTCTGTCGCAAACCCGCATCACCCGGCAGGTAACGTAACTGCGCCTGACGTCAGTCAGCAGTGTGATGCTGTCATGAGGGCGTTAATGTAATGGCTGATGTCGCTTCCCTTGCCGTAGGGCTTCACCTCAATGCGGCCAACTTCAAAACGCAGCTTATCGGCGCGTATGGCGATGCTAACAAACAGTCTCGCCAGTTCAACCGACAGGCGCAGGATGATGCCAAAAAGACTGAAGAGGCCTATAAGCGGGTAACCTCCACGGTAAGCGGCCTTGCTGGTCGCATCGCCGGGCTGGCTGGCGTGGGTTTTTCGCTGGGTGCGATTATCCAGACTTCGCGCCAGTACTCGCAGGCACTGTCTGACCTGTCATCTATTACCGGCGCAACAGGTGACAAGCTCCGCGCGCTCGATCAGGCCGCGCAGCAGATGGGGCGCACCACAGAGTACAGTGCCAGTCAGGCGGTTGAAGCATTGAAGCTGATGGCTTCGGCTAAGCCGGAACTGCTTGAAACGGCGGACGGGCTGCAAAAGGCCACTAACAGCGCCCTGTTGTTAGCTCAGGCTGGCGGCAGTACGCTGCCTGATGCAACGCGCACGCTGGCGCTGTCACTTAATCAGTTCGGTGCGGGCGCTGAGCAGGCAGATCGTTACATCAACGTGCTGGCTGCAGGTGCCAAATTTGGTGCATCTGAAATCAACGACACTGCCGCCGCGATTAAAAATGGTGGTGTGGCCGCAGCGCAGGCCGGGATCGGATTTGAAACGCTCAATGCTGCTATCCAGGTGCTGGCATCGCGTGAAATCAAAGGCGGTGAAGCGGGTACCGCGCTGCGTAACATAATCCTGAACCTCGAAAAAGGTACGGACAAGACGCTCAAGCCTTCGGTTGTCGGGCTGAGCAAAGCGCTGGAGAATCTTGCAGGTAAAAACCTCTCTACGGCGCAGGCCGTCAAGCTGTTTGGCGTTGAGAACATCAACGCCGCCTCCATTCTTACCAGCAACCGAGGAAAACTTGATGAGCTGACCAAATCGCTTACCGGCACGCAGACTGCCCACGAGCAGGCCGCTGTAAGGGTTAATAACCTGAACGGCGATCTGATGGGGCTGACGAGTGCCTTTGAAGGTTTGATTATCAAGGTCGGTCAGTCTGGTAATGGTCCTTTGCGTTCCGGTGTTCAGAGTATTACTGAATCCGTAAACGCCCTGGCTGATAACTTCAATACCGTTGCCTCTGTCGCGCTTTATACGCTGATTCCGGTCCTGTCTACCAAACTGACAGCCGGGCTCAGGGAAAGCGTAACATCGTGGACCGCTAACGAACTGGCAGTCAGGAAAAGCGCATTACAGCAGGCCGAAACCGCGAAGCAGACCATTGCGGCGGCACAGGCATCACGGCTGCAGGCGCAGGAAGTATCAAGGTATCTGGTTGCTCAGAAAGCAGCTAACATGCAGGCGGGTATAAATGTCAGCTATCAAAAAGATTTTGCGGCTAATCATCGCATCATTCGCGAATCGATTATTGCTGAAACTGCAGCTACAGAAAGGCTTACAGCAGCAAATGCACAGTTGTCCATAACTGCACGTGCTGCATCAGTTGCTTCTGGTCTTGCGCGTGGCGCACTTTCGCTCATTGGTGGCCCGGTAGGTGCGGCCATGCTGGCCGGTTCTGCTGTGCTTTATTTCCATGAGCAGGCTAAGCAGGCCCGTCAGTCAGCACTTGATTTGAAAGGCGCGGTAGTTGAAACAACAGCGGCATTGATGCAGCTCTCAGATGTGAAATTGTCGGTTAAATTGGATGATTACACTGAGCAGTTGAACAACATCAATACGCAGCGTGAAAAAGTGAAAGATGAGCTTTCACGTTACAGCGACACACGGATCAGCCTGGCTAAAAGCCGTGAAGGTTCATCGCTTGGATTCCTTTTTCCCTCTGCTGAAACGCTTGAAAAAGAAAAGCGTCAGCTGAAGGGACAGCTCGAAGACCTTGATTCTGCTGCCTCAACAGCCAGAGACAACATCACAAACGCAACCAACGCCCGCTTCCTGGTGAAAACAGGTGTCGCAGAACGGGCGAAAGCACTTCAGAGCGATATTCAGGCGGCGACAGCGGCGGCGGCTGATGCGGGCAAAGTTCAGTCACCCTGGAGCGGTGAGGACCCGGCCAAGGCTGACAAAAAGGCCGCGCAGGCGCTTAAGCAGTTTCAGTCGCTGCGCAATGAGATAGAGCAGGCGCACGCTTCCAGCCTGGAGAAAATCAACCTTCAGGAAAAGGTATCGCAGGAAAAAATCCTGAAGGAGGCTAAAGCTTCTGGCGTGAGTCAGGCTGAAGTTCAGAGAGTGATGACGCTTAACGCGGCAAACTACCAGCGGCAGCGTCAGGAACTGGCCGAGCAGTATTCTCCGGCCAAAGCGGTTATGCGTCAGGAGTCAGAGGCAAGCCGGGACCTTAAGCAGCTATATGCCTCTCGCCTGATCACAGAGCAGGAGTATCAGTCGGCCCGTATCACACTTGCAAATGACTCCGCTCAAAAGCTCATTCAGGCACAGGCGAGCCGCACGGCAGCGCCTAAACTGAACATAGCGGGTGAAGTTGACCCGGTTGCGCAGCTCCAGAATCAGCTCGTGCAGCAGCAGAGCCTTTACGATGCCTACTATGCCAACGGCAAACTCAGTAAGGTAACCTATGAAGCGCTGATGCAGAAATCCTCACGGGATTCAGCAGATGCGCAGTATCAGGCTGCTCTCAATCTGTATGCCGGGCAGAGTGCACTGAATAAAGGGATTGTGAGCCTGGCGGAAGCGGCGACGGAGAGGGTTACTAACTCTCTGACCGGGTTGCTTACCGGCACGCAGTCTTTTAAGGATAGCATTTCAAACCTGTTTGCCTCGCTGGCGCAGAGCGTAATTAAAAGCCTGGTTGAAATGACCGCACAGGCGTTGCTTACCAAAACAGTGCTGTCATCTTTTATGAGCTTCGGTGGTTCCGCTATAGGTGCAGTCGGGTCCGGTGTGGCGGCATCGGCGGGCAGTATCGGTGCGATGGGCATGAGTACCAGTTATCAGGGATATGACAGTGGCGGCTTCACGGGCGTTGGTGGCAAAAACGATCCTGCAGGCATTGTTCACAAAGGTGAATTCGTTTTCACCAAAGAGGCAACGGAGCGTATTGGCGTTTCAAACCTTTACGACATGATGCGCGGCTATGCTGACGGCGGGCTGGTTACTGCACCCACTGAGAGGCCTGCAGCGTCCGGCGTGGCGCGTTCTGGTGGTGTCACTCCGGTAATCAATATTGGCGATACAGTTGTTCATATCAGCGGACCTTCAGAAAGTGGTGATGCAGGCACCGACAAAACTGCATCAGCCGCAAAACAGCTACAGGGAATCATTCGCAAAGAAGTTAATGAATGGGCTAAATCACAAATGACCCCGGGAGGGGTGCTTTATAGCGGGCGACAGTAACGATGGCGACAGACACTTTTACATGGGAAGTCAGGCTACAGGCCAGTGAGCAGATCAACGTAGCAACAATTGCAGCGCAGTTTGGTGACGGTTACAAACAGGTGTCCGGGCAGGGCATTAACGATGTGTCTGAGACCTGGTCATTAACCTGTAACGGCAGGAAGGCCGTCATTGCTGAGCTGAGGGCATTTCTCAAAACGCACGTTACCAGTTCTTTCTGGTGGACCAACCCCTGGGGTGAGAAAAAGCTTTTCAGGGTTAAATCTGATTCAGTAAACCCTAAGTTCATAAACGGAGACTTTGTAGAAATTACTTTTACTTTTGAACAAGCATTTGGACCATAACTTAATCATAAAGCGTTGAGAGATAACTTTCTTACTTCCCAATGCATTAAATAGGCTTTAGGATTATGTGCATCTTTAACTTTGGGATAGGGATATGAAAAAAATAATCGTCTTTTTTATGCTTATTACTTTTTCGCATTTAGCATTATCAGCGGAGTGGTCTACATCTTTCAGTAGTGACGAAATGCGCGGTACCGCGCAAAAATTCATTCAAACTGAATCAGATAACTCAGTAGATTTTGAATTTCCCTATAATGGTGGTTCGAAGATGGGCATTATGCTCCGTTCTAAAAAGTCTCAATTAAAGGACGGGCAGAAAGCTGAAGATTTACCGCTATCAGAAGCCATATTGGTAATAAGCAAAGGCCAATTTTTGTGCAGCTCATACGGCGATTGTCATGTTTCAGTAAAATTCGACGACGGTAAAATTCAAAAATTCGCCATGTCTCCTGCATCCGGCGGGAGATCTGACGTTATTTTCTTTGAAGACTCCAAATCCTTTATAAAGAGCATTAAATCACATAAAAAACTAATTATTGAAGCTGATTTTTATCAAGCAGGCCCCAAGCAATTCAAATTTGATTTAGTTGGGGCTGAAAATAATAAATAATTTGTCAATTATTTAAGGAAACCCACTTCGGTGGGTTTTTTTATGGGTGAAAAATGAGTTTTAATCAGGATGTACAGAGGCTTGAGCCTGGCAGTCTGGTGCAGTTGATTGAAATTGACGGCACCAGTTTTGGTCTTGATACCGTTCTTCGCTTTCACGCCTACAACATTGCATCAGAAGGTTGGAAATCCTTCGCGGCTGATAATCTGCCGTCGATTATCTGGCAGGGCAACGAGTACGATCCACACCCTTACGAGCTGACCGGGCTTGAAATGAGTAGTTCCGGGACGCAGCCAACGCCAAAACTGTCTGTCGGCAACGTAGGTAACTACGTCACCGCGCTTTGTCTTCAGTTCGATGACATGGTTAAGGCCAAAATCAAAATACACACCACGATGGTGAAGTATCTTGATGCGGCCAACTGGACAGCGGGCAACGCTAACGCCAACCCACAGGAAGAGCGACTTCAGGTTTTCTACATTAATTCCAAGACCGCCGAAAACCGCAATCAGGTCGATTTTGAGCTCTGTTCTCCATTTGACATACAGAGCCTGCAGCTACCTTCCCGTCAGATTACGCCTGTCTGCACCTGGTGTATGCGTGGCTGGTACCGAACAGGAACGGGATGTGACTATGCCGGTACCCGTTATTTCGCCAAAGACGGTTCAGCTACTTCTGACCCGTCAAAGGACGTGTGCGGTGGTCGCCTGGCTGACTGCAAGGCGCGTTTTGGCGACAGCGAGCCGCTGCCGTTTGGTGGCTTCCCTGCTGCCAATCTTCAGGGGAAATAGCGATGCGCAAAAAAATCATGGTGGCAATTACCGGACATGTGGCCGCTGAATATCCGAAAGAAGCCTGTGGGCTGGTGGTGCAGGCAGGCAGGGCGCAGATATACATCCCCTGCAAAAATATTTCAGATAATCCAACCGAGCACTTTGCAATCTCACCAGAGGAAAAGCGTCAGGCTGAGCAACAGGGTTCAATCCTTATGGTTGTTCACTCTCACCCTGATGTGCCTCAGCTTATCCCGTCTGAGCGTGACCGGGTGCAGTGTGATTACTCTGGCGTGGAGTGGGGGATCATGTCGTGGCCGGACGGCGATTTCTGCACAATCAGCCCACGTGGTGAACGTGAGCTGGTCGGGCGTCAGTGGGTGCTGGGTTTTGCTGACTGCTGGACGCTCATCATGGATTACTACCGTCAGGAACACGGCATCACGCTGAATAACTGGTCGGTGGATTATGAATGGTGGCTGGACGGCAAAGAAAACCGTTATGACGATAACTGGCAGGCTGAGGGCTTTATCGAAGTGCCACTTCAGGACATGCGCGAAGGCGACATGATCATGATGCGCATTCAGTCGCCCGTCACCAACCACGCGGCAATATATCTGGGTAACAACCTCATTCTTCATCATAACTCGGGCAATTTATCCACGCGCGTTCCCTATGGCGATTACTGGCGTAACCGCACTGTGCGTGTTGTGCGCCGAAAGGAGCTGGCTGATGCTTAAGACGATGCGATTAAAAGGGATCATGGCAAAAAAGTTTGGGACGGTTCACCGTTTCCACGTTGCAGACCTTCGCGAGCTTATCCGCGCTATGTGTTCACAGGTGCCGGGCTTCAAAAAGTACGTATCTAACGCGCACCTTAATGGCGTGCGGTTTGCCTTCTTCAGCGGCAAAGAGAATATCGGTCTTCAGGAGTTTGATATGTGCTCTGCAGCTGCTGAATTCGAGATGGAACCGGTAATCGAGGGTTCCAAGCGTGGCGGCCTGCTTCAGGTGGTTATCGGTGCTGTTGCCCTCGTCGCTGCATATTTCACGGCGGGGGCATCGATAGCGGCATTTGGTCTGACTGCTGCAGGAGTTTCTACAGCACTGACGGGGCTGGGGATTAGTATGCTGCTGGGCGGCGTGGTTCAGATGCTTACCCCGCAGCCGAAGTACAATGTGGGCGCATCGTCCAGCACGGACAACAAACCTAACTATGCCTTTGGCGCACCGGTTAATACCGTTGCAATGGGTTACCCGGTGCCGGTGCTTTACGGCCAGCGGGAAATCGGCGGTGCGATCATCAGCGCGGGCAGTTTTACCAGCGATCAGCAGTAAAATTCAGAATCAGACAGGCCACCTACGGGTGGCTTTTTTTATGGGTGAAATATGCGGCTTCTTGACGGCGAGATTATATACCACGGTAACAAGGGCGGTGGCGGCGGTGAGGCTCATACGCCCGTTGAGCAGCCAGATGACCTGCTTTCCGTAGCCAAATTAAAACTGCTGGTGGCGATTTCTGAAGGCGAAATTCAGGGAGACTTAACGGCGCAGCAGATTTACCTGAACGACACGCAGCTTGCCAATGATGACGGCACCTATAATTTCACTGGCGTGGTGTGGGACTGGAGGAAGGGCACGCAGGACCAGACTTATATTCCGGGCATGCCGGAAGTGGATAACGAGCTGTCCGTTGGCGTGACCGTCACACAGTCGGTGCCCTGGACGCGCCAGTATACCAACCTGTCGCTGGATGCCGTGCGCATCAAACTCAGCCTTCCCTTGCAGTACCAGTATAAAGACAACGGCGACATGGTCGGCACGGTGACGCAGTATGCAATCGACCTGTCAACCGATGGCGGGTCATGGGTGCAGGTTGTGGACGGTCGTTTCAGCGGCAAAACCACATCGGAATACCAGCGCGATCACCGCATCACCCTTCCGCGAGCAACAAGCGGCTGGTCGGTGCGCGTGCGGCGTATCACTGCAGATTCGAATTCCTCAAAGCTCATTAACGCTTTCAAAGTTTTTTCGTTCGCAGAGGTCATCGACAGCAAACTGCGCTGTCCCAATACCGCCCTGCTTTATATTGAAGTCAATGCGCAGCAGTTTAACGGCCAGGCTCCGAAAATCACCTGTAAGCCTAAAGGCAAGCTGGTGCGTGTGCCGACCACGTATGACCCTGTAAGCCGCACTTACAGCGGTAGCTGGTCCGGTGATTTCAAATACGCCTATACCAACAACCCTGCGTGGATTTTTTACGACCTGGTACTGGATAAGATTTACGGCATGGGAAACCGCGTTGATGCGTCCATGATTGATAAGTGGGAGCTTTACAGCATCGCGCAGTACTGCGATGAGCCGGTGTCCAATGGCGCAGGCGGCACAGAACCGCGCTTTACCTGCAACGTATTCATACAGAGCCAGCAGGACGCCTATATCGTTCTGAAGGATATTGCTGCCATTTTTCGTGGCATTACCTTCTGGGGAAATAACCAGATATTCATCAACGCAGACGTGCCGCAGGTGGATTCAAGCGGCAACGTGGATGTGGACTTTGTTTATCACGCCGCAAACGTCATTGACGGCATGTTCAGCTACGCCGGAGGCAGTTACAAGAACCGCTATTCATCCTGTCAGGTTAGCTGGTCAGACCCGGTAAACCATTATTCCGATACGGTTGAGGGTGTTTACGATTCAGAGCTGGTGCAGCGCTACGACGTCCGGGAAATGAGCCTCACGGCGATTGGCTGTACGTCACAGAGTGAAGCGCACCGCCGTGGGCGCTGGGCTATTCTGTCGAACGCCAAAGACGGCACGGTATCCTTCGGCGTTGGCCTGGACGGTTATATTCCGGTTCCGGCTGAAATCATCGGCGTTGCTGATCCGTTCCGAAGCGGCAGGCAAAACGGCGGGCGGCTGAGTTCGGTTAACGGGCGTAGCTTCGGACTTGACCGCGCCATTGACTACGCCGCTGGCGACAGGCTTGTTGTGAATCTGCCAGACGGAACGGCACAGACACGCACAATATCTGCCGTCAGTGATGATAAAAAGACAGCAACGGTTGCTACGGCGTTCAGAACGCAGCCTGTTGCCGGTGCAGTCTGGGCGATAGACAGTGACAATCTGGCTATTCAGTATTTCCGCGTCACTTCTGTCTCCAGCAATGACGATGGCACGTTTACTGTCGCGGGCGTCCAGCACGACCCGAACAAGTACCGCTATATTGATGATGGCGTTCGAATTGAGCCAGCGCCGATCACCGTCACCCCCATAAATGTTCTCAAGGCTCCGGCTAATATCAAACTGGCAGAGGTCAGCTACGTTGAGCAGGGGCTTTCTGTTGCCTCAATGCAGGCCACATGGGACAGGGTAGAGGGTGCAATCAGTTACGTGGCTCAGTGGCGCAAGGACAAGGGCGACTGGGTTAACGTCAGCCAGACCAGCGCGCAGAGCTTCAGCATTCGGGGCGTTTACAGCGGTGTTTATGACGTGCGCGTCAGGGCGGTGAATGCTGCTGAAGTCTCTTCACCCTGGGGATTTTCCGACAGCACGACAATCACAGGCAAAACAGGCAAACCGGGAACGCCGGTTAACCTTATGGCCACAGACAATGTGGTATGGGCTATCGATGTAACATGGAGTTTTCCTGATGGCTCAGGCGACACGGCTTACACCGAAATTCAGGTTGCCACAACCGCTGATGGACAGAATCCACAGTTCCTTGCTTATGTACCCTATCCGGGTGTGAGTTTTCAGCACGGCCCGATGTCCGCTGGCGTTCGGCGCTGGTACCGCGCCCGGCTGGTGGACAAGATCGGGAATACCGGTGACTGGACAGGTTTTAAAGCGGGGATGTCCAACGTCAACGCTGACGAGCTGATAGGTAGCGTGGTTGAAGAATACCTTCAGTCTGAAGACGGCAAGGCGTTGCTGACGCCGATCATTACCGACCCGAAAGCACTCGCTGAAAGCATTCTCGCCAATTATGACGAGGTGCAGCAGCAGTGGGCTAACTATGGCGAAAGCCGCGCCGGAATTATTGAGGCCAGAAAGGTTGCTGCTGATGCACAGAGCTCAGTTGCTGATCTGAACACAACCGTTACTGCCGGATTCAAATCCACTAATCAGGCTATTGCGGATAATTCAGCAGCCATTCAGCAAAAAATGACCGCTTATGCAGATGCAAATGGCGGATCGGCCATTTACACACTGAAGGCGGGTATCAGCTATGGGGGCGTGAACTATGACGCTGGCATGTCTGTTGCCGTGACCATCAACGGCTCTCAGGTCAACACGCGTTTTGCAGTCAATGCTAACCAGTTCGTCGTTATCAATGGCAGCGGAAATAACGTGTATTCCCCCTTCGTTATTAAAGACGGACAGGTACTAATCAGCCAGGCGTTAATAGGTACTGCATGGATAGGGAGGGGTAATATCACTGATGTGCTCCAGTCTGATAATTACGTTCAGAATCAGGTTGGCCTCAGCATCAATTTCAAGACCGGTGTCATTGAAAACTATGGCTCCGTTTCTGGCGAAGGAAAGTATAAACAGACAAATAACGGAATATCAGTATTGTCTGCTGATGGTTCGCTGGTTCAGTTGGGGCGTTTAACTGGAGAGTTCTGATGGCTAATTGGGGTTTTGGAACCTGGGATGCTCAGCGCCGAGATACTAATACAGGGATCGTAAGAATTCTGGTAGCCGGTACTCTTGAAGTGGCAAATGGTCAACAGAGTGGTTCATTTTCCTTTCAGGTTCCGACTGGCTATTATCTGGATTATACCTTTCAGGCTAATATGGGTACTTCGCCCAGGGGAAGGCGAAGGGTAAGTATCTCAGGCAATAACTTCAGCATCAGTGCCGCAGGCGATTCTGATTACTCAACAGGAACGCTACAGGCCTATGCAGGAACATTTCTTTTTTTTGTCAGGAAATAGTATATGGATTTCGGGGTGGCTCTTTCTGATAATTCTGGTAATCCTTTTTACATAAAAGGGACCATGCCATTAACGCTAATGGGAAAACAAACTTTTTCTATACCTTCAGGTGGGTTAGGGTCGGCGGTGGTGCATGAGAATGATAACGTTCTAAGGTTGTTTTACTATGATGCATCTGGCGGAGATGGTTATGCGTTCTATTCCAGAGATGCTCAAAATCGCGGGGTGCTTACATACGGAGGCAATAACAGAGAATGCGTTATAACTCTTTACACATTTGGATATCAGTATCAAAATCCGCCTAAGTTCGGTATAGCTATTTTCGATAATGCCTCTCCGCGTCGTTGCATCATCCATAATCAGTCTAAAGTCCTCAGTAATGTTCAGAATCTAGGAAAAGAAGGGGATGAGAATGCTGGCTACAAAATTTCGGTAAATCTTTCAGGGCGGTGGGCCATAAGTCCGGTAATGACAGGAATCATTAACGGCGTGATAAATCAGGGTGGGCAGCCCTATCCTTTTCAGTCAGTTTTTTATGCCAGATCACTTTATGATGGAAATAACTCATCTATTGCTTCAATATTAGACAAAGGTGCACCAAGCGGTAGTGCAAGCAATGTCACCTATTCCAACTACCGAAACAGAATTTTTGCTGTAGATATGTCAAGATATTAA